TGGCGTAGAGTGTAGGATTCTCCACCATGCTTCTCATACGTTGTCTGACGTACGCTCTGGACCCCGCCTCGACCTTAAGCACTCCCGATAGGCACAGCCACGGCGCAGCCCAAGGGGAAACCCTGGCGAATGCAGGGCGAATACCAGGGGCAACCGCTTTTGTTATGTACAACTTAGACCTCGGGGCCACCTCGGGGCGAGCGAAGGGCAACCGGCGCAAGCGCGAGAATGACTTGGAGCGGAGCGGGGACCCCCAGCCTTGCCAGGAAGCGCGAGGAGAAGATGTGAAGTAGTGCAAGTGATTGCATTGCAAGGGTTTTGGTTGCCCTTGGGGAAAGCAGAGAGGAAGCACAACGGTGCTCACGCGGCTAATCTATGATTTTCCAGCGGCTAATCTATGATTTTCCATAGGTTGCCACTTAGTTAATTAGTTGATAAGAAACTAGTTTATTAGTTGCTCAAGCCAAGGAAAAGCCCTGCTTTGCGGTGCTTGTCCTCAGAATGAACAGATGCGGTGGATTGGCACTTCCTTGCAAAAGTGATCGGCAAAAGCTATGCGGCTACGGTTGTCCCTTGGCTGTGCTTCTGTCTTTCTCTATGGGTTAGTGCATAGCAGGCCGGGGTTGCCAACGTACGCTAGGGAACGTATGACACAATGTGGTAATCCTTGCTCCACAAAGTGTAACAAATGTTCTTCTGTGTCATGCTCAAGTCATTGAGTCTGTGTGCAAGTTGTTGATAATAAGTTTGGCAAGCAGGTTGCAATATAAAGTAGCATGAACACACTAGAAAACGGAAACGTTGCAGTGGGAGCGCCTAACAGTCTAATGCGCAAACTCACTAGCTTGCCTGAACCAGAGGTATCAATGACGCGGTACAATGTGCAAACCTCAACACCTTGGGGAACCGCACAAACGGCACGTAGTTTTGGGCGTGGCATTATCCAGTACAGCACAGCAGGACACGGCGGTTTCCACGTTTCCAGTGGACTACTTCGCCGGATGGACAAAGACATGCGTGGGGATATCTACGCACCCCTTGGATGGTTTGAGGAAGATTGCGCATGGTCACTAGTTGTGCTTTCATTCCCTGAACGGTTCAGTTTACAAGCTAGATTAGACGCCGTGGATACAGCCAAAAGCTACTATCCACAACAATTCCAACGCCTTGCCTCACGTACGTTTTAATATCTGGCTGGCCCCTTGCGAAAAATAGTTCAAATAAATCTTGCAAGATCGGGCGCGCTGTGCGATCCTTGGTTGTAAGGCGTTAGCTGGAGGATAGGCTAGTCGAGTAGGCAGCGATAAACTGGAGCTTTCGTGAGGGGTTTTCCAGGTAGCAGCCGCAGCTGAAAAGCAAGCTGAATCACCAGAGGCGAGCGAGAGCGAAAGACGCGTCATAACCGGGTTGGCCTAGCAAGCCATCAAACCCTACGTCACCGATACCACGGGCTCCCGCAGTAAATCTTCGGCTGGGAACGGCTGGAGGCCTTGCACAGAGTTTTCCCCATGCATCCCAGCCAATAGGAGCAACACGCGACAAACTCCAATGAATGAGTGCCGCAAGTCCGGGCTTCGGGTGCATGGATGAGAATTCCCAAAGGAGGACATTATGTTATCACTACTTGCTTTTCTTTGGGAATTATATACATGAATCGCTAGCCCATTCAAAACAAAGCGACTAAAGTGCTTGACAAAATGCAGCGAGTTATCTACTATGAGTACAGTAACCGAAAAGGAGAATCACAATGGAACATTTTACCAAGGGCGACAAGGTTATCTATAGCGCGGCTGACGGCGAATACTTTGCTACAGTAATTCGAGTCAATCGCGGCGTGGTCACCGTCAAATACTTCGTTAAAGGCACCGGTGCAGTTTCCTATCTTCCCCAGACACAATGGCATCTCCTGCGGGGAGAGGGTACTGCGGAGAAACAGAGCTTCACCCAAATGCGCTGGGATTCGTATTACGAGAATTATCATGAGTGAGCCATTTTACTTAACCGAGGGTAAAGGGTATTGGCCAGACGATGAAATTCTCTTTTGGACTTGCCCGAAATGTGGACAAACGAACAGCAGTAAAAACTTACAGCCTATAACTGCCAAATGTTCCAACTGTGCCTCTACGGTTGGGTTTAATCACCAAGGGAATCCAGAATTATGAGCAAAAGTACAATTAGCACCTTCCAACTGTTCGAGATGTTTCCCGATGCCGAGTTCATGATTGGAGGCAAATAGCAATGGCAACGACTATCCAATTCGACAAGACTGCTGATACTTTCCACGTTGTGAACGAAGCGCGCTCCGCATTTGTGACGCGCAATAAGTTCTACAATGCCTTCGATGATGCCGACCTGATCGACGCGGCAACCAAGGCGATCCAATGTGCGCCTGATGTTATCACAGTTTCGAGCAAGACAAATGCACGCGGCGTACGCAATCCGCGCCAGGAATGCTTGGGGGTACAACAATGAAAGACGCCTACACAGTCGAAAAGGAGATTCAATGAAACCCGAAGAGTTGAAACATATACTAGAAGTACATGCTAAGTGGGTACGTGGGGAAACCGGAGGAATCAAAGCGGACCTCAGGAGCGCGAACCTCAGGGACGCGAACCTCAGAGGCGCGGACCTCAGTGGCGCGGACCTCAGTGGCGCGAACCTCTATGGCGCGAACCTCAGGAGCGCGCACCTCAGTGGCGCGGACCTCAGTGGCGCGAACCTCTATGGCGCGAACCTCAGGAGCGCGAACCTCAGGAGCGCGAACCTCAGGGACGCGAACCTCAGAGGCGCGGACCTCAGGAGCGCGAACCTCAGGAGCGCGAACCTCAGGGACGCGAACCTCAGAGGCGCGGACCTCAGTGGCGCGGACCTCAGTGGCGCGAACCTCAGGAGCGCGAACCTCAGGGACGCGAACCTCAGAGGCGCGGACCTCAGTGGCGCGGACCTCAGTGGCGCGAACCTCAGGAGCGCGAACCTCAAAGATGCCCAAGACATTCAACTTGTTTTAGCAAAGTCGTCTATCCTGCCTGAGACTGGCCCTATTTGGGGCTGGAAGAAATGTAGAAATGACGTACTTGTGCGCCTTGTTGTGGGAAACACAGCAAAGCGTAGCCATGCCACAGGACGCAAGTGCCGTGCTGAGTATGTCAAAGTACTAGAAGTGGTTGGTGCTGAAGTTGGTATCAGCCAACATGATCCCAACGTGCAATATCGTGTAGGACAAATTGTACGCTGTGACAAATGGAATGAGGATCGCTGGACAGAGTGCGGTGGAGGAATACACTTCTTCCTCACACGCATAGAAGCTGAGCGATACTAAGCACGGCGCGGGGTGATGCCCTGCGTAGGCCATTCAATGCAACGTAACCACCAGACGCAACTGGGAAGGGACGGGTGCAGACGTATGGCCTACGGAGGGCATTATGACAAACAAAGCTCGCAAACAGGCCAAAAAACTGTTCAAGAAACTGCCTCATAGCACGCGTCCCTTTACATCTGAGGATTACAATCGCTTGCCCAAGGAGTAGCCATGAAAGAAAAGCATATGAAGGGCTTAGTGCATGGCTTCCTTGCTGTACTGGGAATGGTTGAGTTATTCAACTGCAACACCCGCGTACGACGGTTCGTGCTAGGCACAGCTGTGGGGTGGCATGCGCACGCTACGTTCTACCACCTTGTGCTGGAGAAGAACAAGGAACGGAGGAAGACAAATGATTTGCGGACAATGTAAAGTGTGTGGTCATTGGTTTGCGCTGAATTCGCCCGCTGGTTGCCCTGTGTGCCGCCTAGAGCGTGTGCAACAAGCTTTCAAGCCTATTGATTCGCTACGCACAGCCCTAGCCATTGAACGCTTACACGATGCTGCTCAGTTTACGAAGGAACATCCACAAATAGAGGAGGATACAGAGCGTACCTTCAGTGTAGTACAACGTTTGCGTGAACTAGACAAAGTAGAAATGACACCTTGGCACTGGCATGGCGAGGCACCCCGAGAAGAACCAGAGGCTGATGAGGGAAAGTATCGCATCCCACGGGGAGAGCAAGCTCAACTTTACGAGTTAAGGAGAATGAGGAAACTCATTGGAAAACTATGACTGACATTCTTGGTTTCATTTTGATGTTGTTCACCATCAGTGCCTTCGCTCAGAATATCGGGGATCGCCCTGTGTACTTCAACGAGCATCCACAGCACGCCGATGTACGTGCTACGGCATCAGAGGGCAGTGCATACGCAGCGCAGGGAGAGCGTACCTCCAACTTTCCCTCTCCTGCCGACCAAGTACCATTAGGCACAGTAACACGGCAGTATCGAGCAGAGCACAAGAACGCGCCGAAATCAGTCCTGTGCTGGGAAGGAGATGGCCATCCCTAATCCTCTAGGCTTGCCAGAGGTGAATCACAAGGACGGATGCAAGACACATTGCCAAGCTGACAATCTTGAATGGCGCAGTGTGCTGGGCAATCACCGGCATGCTGTGAAGATGGGACTGTACACAGGTGGAGTAGACAAGCACCAAGGCAAATGGCGGGCGATCTACAGCCCAGAGCCAAACAAGCCGAAGTTCCTTGGCTACTTCCCAACGAAGAGACAAGCACAAGCAGCGCGCAAAACAGCGATAGAAGCGCTGCCAGACATTCTATAAGGAGGACATACTTGCTACGCCCATATCAAGAAGAGCAACTCAATGCTGTTCTCCAAAATTACACTGAAGGGACCACACAACAACTCGTGATGGCTGCTACGGGTACTGGAAAGACTGTTCTATTTTCCAATCTTCCGCAAAAGCTGAAGCATGTGCTTCCCGGCAAGATGCTAGTGACCGTGCATCGTGAAGAGCTGGTAGATCAAGCCATTGCTGCCATGCGCTTTTGGAACCCAAAACTGAAGATCGGCAAAGAGATGGCAGAGCATTATGCAGACACAGACTGCGATGTAATTGTATCATGCGTGGCGAGCATCGGGCGTACCGGAGCAACCCGCATGGAGCGCTTCGGATGGGACAACATTGACAAGGTTGTCATTGATGAATGCCATCATGGTATAGCCTCCACCTACATGAATGTGCTGGAAGCTTCTGGAGTTCTCAAAGCAGGCACCAAAAAGTTGTTGTTGGGTGTGACAGCTACGCCCAAACGGAAAAATTTGCGGAAGCAGAAACATTTTGAAGTACTGGATGATGCGGACTTGTTGTCTTTGAAGAGCATCTTCAAGAAAATTGTACACAAATACACTATACGCCAAGCTATTCGAGATGGTTGGCTAGTTCCTATTCGGGGTTTTCGCCTGAAGACCGAGACAGACCTAAGCGAAGTCAAAACAACTGCGGGAGACTATCAGCAAGACGCATTGTCCGAAGTGGTCAATACTGTAACACGCAATCAGCAGATCGTAAAGTGTTGGCAGGATGTAGCTGAGAACCGTCAAACCATTGCCTTCACTGTAGATGTGCAGCACACCAAAGACCTTGCTGACACATTCCGCAAAGCGAGTATCAAAGCGGAGTCAATTTGGGGAACGGACCCAGAGCGCACAGCAAAACTAATGCGGTTCAAAGCGGGAGACATCACTGTACTTTGCAATTGCGCTCTGCTCACCGAAGGCTTCGATGTTTGGCAAGTCATGTGTGTGTTGGATGCTGCTCCAACGAAGAGCAGTTCTCGATACACTCAGAAGATTGGTCGAGGCACGCGGCTAGAGGAAAGCACAGGCAACTTGCTCGAAGCGCTTAAATTGGGCATGCCTCTGAAGAAACGAGATTGCTTCATTATAGACGTTTGTGACAACAACAAGCGTTGCGCTCTTGTCACTCTTCCCTCTTTGGTTGGGCTCAACCCTGATTTTAACTTACATGGGGAGAGCGTCACTGCAGCTATTGAGAAGGTAGAAGCCCTGCAAGAGAAGTATCCAAGCATTGATCTGTCTCAATTGGATGATCTTAGCAAAGTCAAAGTCTACATCGAGTCCTTGGATCTCTTCGCTGAACCTTATAGTGAAGAAGTTAAAGAGTTCTCCAAGCTGATGTGGATGAGCACAGCAGATGGCGGCTACGTGCTGTCCATCCCCGAGGATCGCAAGATCGTGGATGCGCGGCAGTTCTACAAGTACCGTCACGAGAAGTTACACATCAATCAGAACGACCTGGATGAATATGTATTGACACATTCTGAAGTGGAGCGCGAGCGCGAGCTGGGGATCTTCAACACTCTCCAAGAAGCATTCGCCACTGCTGATGAGGTGGTCAATCGTTGCCGTCCCGGTCAAGTCAAGCTACTCGCACGCAATACGCCATGGAAGGATGGGCCCGCGTCCAACGCTGCCAAGAAGTATCTGAAGCAGCTGGTAGGCAAGAAGCCTTTCCTTTATTGTCTGTGTCCATACGGGGTAAAGTGCTCTGGGACCCCTGGCGAGCTTTGCCAGGACTGTAAGAATATGCAGATCAACTCAGGGCAAGTCACCATAGCAATCAATCAACTCAAAGCCAAAAAGGAGAAGTGATGAATACATTGGAACTGGCAGAAGGACTTAGAAGGGTAGCGAGCTTCCTAGACTCGCGCCCTACATTCGATTTGGATGGAAGTGTCTACGTCACAAACAGTGAGCACTTTCAAGAAGCCAGGTTGTACTTCTACGAAAAAGAGAAGTTCATAGCTATCAGCAAGATTTTCGGCACAGCTGTGAAGAAAGTCACCGAGGGAGAGTACGCGGAATTTACCCTCAAGTCCTCCGTTGGCCCTGTCTCAGTTAGCATCTCTCGGGACAAGGTATGCAAGAAGGTAGTAAAGTTCGAATGTGATCCACTCTTCACGGCAGAGGAGATCAACGCTCTCTAGGAGGAAGACATGTGTGGTCTGTGTGTCGAAGCGGCAGTCACAGGCGTCACCCTAACTCTCTCGGGGTGGCGTCTATGGCTGTCTTGGGGAAAGAGAATTCTGCAATGCTGGAGGAGACATGGCTTGTGAAAGTGGGAGGACCTGTGAAGAATTTCAATGAATTGCGCATGAAATCTAAATCCCGTGTAGTGATGGCTCAAGGTTTTCGTCGCGCAATAAACCAACTTAAGAGTCAGCAGGACAAGATATATAGGCAAGCACTGAAGTCTTTGAAGGTGGCTGATACCAGCATCACCTTTGACTACTTCTTCAATCAACCCAACGAAGGCTTCAGCAGCTTCGAACAATTTCTGGAGGTGAAATGAAAGTCAAGCAGACCGTAGCACTGCAGGACATCAGCGATGGGCAAGTGTTTCATGTTCGCACCCGCAACACTACCTATGTGATCAATAAGGAGCTTGGCAAGCTTTACATCTCGGGTCACGAAAAGTACTGTCCGTATACGATGCACACTGAGGTCAGTGATCTGGTGCAGGGCGAGCACTTCATATTCAGCACGCCTGAGCATCCGAGCTGGGTTCATACCTCGCGCATCCAGTACATTCTGGAGGTGACCGAGTGAACTGGACCTTGCTTATCATCTTTGGTTTCATGGCATGGGCCGGTGTTATGCTGCTGGCCCTCGCCGTCTTCATTGGTATCAAACGCACACCTGTACCAAAAATCCAAAAAGAGTTCGATAAATGGGGGTGGTAATGAGCAACTACGAAGTGATTGACGCTGGCAACGGAAAGATCATCAAGGCCTGGAAGAAAGGTGTGTACTTCGAGGACAAAGTGATCGAGCAGTTAAAGGCTGTAGCCCAGCTGCCCTTTGTATGGCAGTGGGTAGCCTCGATGCCTGATGCGCACTGGGGTAATGGCTCAGCGATTGGCACAGTGTTGCCTACGCTTGGAGCTATCGTTCCCGCCGCTGTAGGTGTGGACATCGGTTGCGGAATGCTTGCGGCCCCACTTCCTTTCAAGCGCTCTGAGTTTGTAGACCTGAAGGCCCTCCGCGAGTTCATCGAGCGCGCTGTGCCCAATGGTCGCTCAGACAATGGTGGCCCTCGGGACATCGGAGCTTGGGGTAATGTGCCCGAGCGCATTCAAGCTGTCTGGGATGCAGACTTCGCTACTGAGTATGAGGAGATCTGCACCAAGAATCCCGGCGCGCAATCTAAGAATACTTTCCGGCAGCTGGGAACCCTCGGCACCGGCAATCACTTCATCGAGCTGTCCGAGGATGAGCATGGTTGGGTATGGATCGTATTGCACTCGGGGTCACGCGGCCTTGGCAACAAGATTGGCAGCTACTTCACCGAGGTGGCGCAAAAGAAGTGTGAGCAGTATTATGTGCCACTGCCCAACAAAGACCTCGCCTATCTGCCTGAAGGTACCAACGCGTTTGTCGAATACACTCAGGCCGTACGCTTTGCGCAGAGGTTTGCTCTGAAGAACCGCGAACTGATGCTGCAAGCAGTGTTGAAAGCTGTAGCTGATGCACTGCATGTTGAAAGTGTGACTCCTGGCAACGTGATTAACTGCCATCACAATTACGTGAACTGGGAAAAGCACTTTGGCAAGAATGTCATGGTAACGCGCAAGGGTGCGGTGCGCGCCCAAGATGGTGACTGGGGTATCATCCCAGGTTCCATGGGTGCGAGAACGTACATCGTGCGCGGCCTTGGAAACCGCGATAGCTTTTGCTCCTGCTCTCACGGCGCTGGACGTGCTATGGGTCGCAAGGAAGCGGAGCGGCGATTCACGATTGCAGATCACGTTGCCGCAACTGAAGGCGTGGAATGTCGCAAGGACGCCTCAGTATTAGACGAGACACCAGCTGCGTACAAGCCCATAGAAGATGTGATGGCTGCGCAGTCGGATCTCGTGACGCCTGTAGCTACACTGAAGCAATTTCTCTGTGTGAAAGGAGCTTCATAATGGCAACTGAACAAGTCAAGCGTGGTCGTGGTCGCAAGGAGAACAATGACAAGAACTATCAAGCCCACAAGGAATGGATGATTGCAAAGAAGCTAGGGCGCAAGAAACAGAAGTGGGTCTGGACACTAGAACCTAGCACTATGGGCGGTGAAGAAGTGCCGGGTATTGGGCACTGGGAGAAAGTCCGGTGAGCATATCCCGAGAAGAATGGGCAGAGCAACACGGTTACATGTCGCGCACCTGCCCAGTCCATGGGAGGTTCTACACTGATAGCGGGGATAACTGTCCTCACTGTGAAGAGCCTCCCCCTGAAAAGGAGGAAGACGATGCCTAACCTTAGCCCAACATTGTTGGCGATTCTAGCCCGCTTTGATGGTGATCGGACACTAGCGCTCAATTACTGCGAAGACATTGCCTACAAATACAGTGCTTTGCGTGATGAGTACAGACGATATCACAACACACTTCTTGATCTAGGACCAAACCTGTTGAAGTCAGAAAGGTGAACAATGCGAAAACATTTAATTGCGCTTCTGCTTCTCTGTTCATTTGCCTACGCTCACACAGTCACTCTCACTTGGCAGCTGAGTCCCACGCAAGCGAAGTGGCAAAGCATCTACCGGCAGATTGGATGCACAGGTGCGTATGTAAAGCGCGCTCAAGTATCCAACACTACTGTTGAGTGGGTGGACACGACCGTGAAGAATGGGAAGACCTATTGTTACTACGTCACTATGACCGATGAGGAGAAGGTCATGAGTCAACCATCAAATGTAGTGCAAGTGGAGATCCCCAATGAGTAGCCGCTACGTCTTGGTCGATGGGCAGCTTGTTCTGCGCACCCCTGAAACAGAGCGCTGGGTACGCCGTGCGGCCCAAGCGATCCCCACGAAGAGCCCTGAGCCCCAGGAGGAACCCGTGGTGGACCTGACTGATCGCAGAAGCGATTATCAGAGAATTGAAGATTTGGAGGGTTTCGATGAATGAAGCTGACAAGACCGCCGAGGATTGGGGAAAAGAAGAACGACGTTTTTGCCCCAGTTGCAATTCTACCTCGATGATTGGCATACCTGATCCCGAAGGTTATGGGTACGTCTGGGAATGTGACAACTGTGGTGCTATAGATGCCACGGACGACACGCCCGATGAGGAAAAGGACGAAGACGATGAGTAAACCACGGAAGTGCTATCACATAACTGCGAGCAAAAAGGCGCGGGTTTTTGCGAAGACAGATGGACTCTGCTGGTATTGTGGAGAGCCCGCTGACAACGTGGATCATTTCATTCCGCTCAATCCTCCAACTGAATTGCGCGAGTACCTGAAAGAATGCGGAATATTTCCTGGCTTCCCGCCAAGCAGTACTGTCAATATGATACCTGCTTGCAGAACTTGCAACAATTTCAAAGGCAACAAGACAGTGGAACACTGGCGGGCGCGCATCCAAAATCGTATTGGTGGGCCCTTCCGCTTCTACGGAGAGACGGCACTCCCGCCAAGCCCTCTTGACAAAGTGCCCACAACTGCTGTATAATGTATAGAATGGAGAATCGACATGAGCGCAACCTTACGCGAGGGCCAGAAGATCCGCAGACTCATCAAAGTGTACGGAGTCGAGCTGCCGGTTGTCATGACCATCACCTCGGACGGCATAGAGTTCAAGGTGCAGACGGCCAAGATTGGCGTAGGCAATACGTGGGCGCAAATCGTTGAGAAGGGATGCCTTACACCCCCAAATGTGAGACCCGCATGGGCCGAAGGGCAACCCCTTGCCTTCCTCGTTGAGCAAGCCAAGACTATCGTCCGACACAGAGTCATGCGTCTGGACAAGAAGGAGAACGCTTGATACCTACCATTGAGATGATTCCGCTGAGCAAGCTCAGGGACAATCCGTGGCGCGATAGGAAGTTAAACCCTATCGACCCGGAGCGCGTTGAAGCCCTGGCCGAGTCCATCGTTGCCACCAAGGAATTCTGGATCGGTGTGTATGGTCGCAAAATGCCGGATGGCACCGTGCAACTGGCTTTCGGACATCACAGAGCAGACGCTGCGAAGTCCATTGATACAGGGGATGCCCTGGCAGCTGCGAAGTCTGCAGGGCTGAAAGCGATCCCTGTAGCCCTGGAAGACTTCACAGATGGTGAGATGCTCATGCGCATGACGCGTGAGAACTTGCGCGGGGATCTCCCCGTAGTCAAGGAAGCGGTCAGCGCTGCAGTCCGAGCATTGGCCGAGGGAAAGATAGAAATCCCTGCGCCGGAAAGGACAAATCCAAACAACATTCGCTATGCTCCCAGCTTTGTACCGGGGAAAAAGCCGACTTGTCCCTCCGAGGGACAAGTAGAATATACCGCTGATACTTTAGCTCGATTTCTTGGTGGTATTTACATCAAAGGGAGAAAAGATAGTGAGCAGGGTCGAGCACAGAATTCCGTGGTGGCTGCACTCGGGATCTTCGAGCTTGAAGAGAAGCGTATTCCAATCAACGTTAAGGATCTTCCCATTCGTGCGATCATCCCCATGATCTCGGAGATCAAAGAGCGTGTGGAGAAAGTACAAGCGCGCCGGGACAAGACTGCGGCAGAGATCACAGCTTACAACGAAGAACAGCGCGCTCTGAAGGCGAAAGCCAAGGCTGATGAAGAGGCTGCTGAGGCACAGCGCAAGGCTACACTGCAGAAGCTTGCTGACGCCAAGCGCAAGGAACAAGAAGACCGGGCTGATGCCTTGGCTGCAAAGCTCAAGGAGAACGATCAACGCGCAAAAGATAAAGAAGCGCTCAATAAGAAGCGTATGAAGGAACTGGACGAGACGATTGCGCGCAAGAAAGCTTGGGAAGCTGAGCAACGAGTAATCGACGCTTACCTCCCCATACGCCGGGATGTGGAAGCATTGCTCTCCAAATGGACACGGAGAGTTAGCGAGCGTGACGATGAGCGTGAACAAGTCAAGGCCCTGGCAAAGCTAAAAGCTTTGACGCCTACAGATCGCTTACGTCTACGCAAAGCTTCAGTCGCTGTGGCTGATCACTATAATGACTGGGTTGCCCCACAATTCGCTCCATTGCCCACGGCGAAAGCCGAGTTCAAGACCATGGCCAAGCGTGAAGTTGCAAAGCGCAAAGCCGAAGCCGCTGAAAAAGCCAAGGAGAAAAAGCTATGAGAATGGACCCAAAGGCCGTAGACAATGCTGATGTCGGGGAACGTGTCGGAGAATTCTTCGGCACAGCTATTCACTCATTGGATCATGATGCAGTGGAGCTGCGCGCAATACTTGACGCCCGAGAACGTGTCTTCATGAATACAAAGATGGGTGGTGTGGACATACCCATCGAACTTCTCCCTGGCGAAACGCTCACCCGAGGCAGTAAGCTAGGTAACAACATCATCCGGCGAGAAACCACTGTAGAAGCCAGGGAGGCCCTGTGAACTATCCACATCGAAACGAGCAGGAAGCTGCCTCACTTGAACGCTTGCCTCAGACAATGTTCGCTGAGGATGATAAGCCCTTCTTGGCCACGCAGCGTTACAGCCTATCACCCGACTACGAACCTGCTGACGTTGCAGCCAAGCAGCAGGTGGACACGCATGGAACGATGGACAATCAATACTGGTTGAACGTCTGGAAGGAGCGGGGTTTATAGTGGGAACGATGCAAGATTTCCTGGGCAGGTTTGGCGGCTGTCCCGAGTGTGATGGTGACACTCCCCAGGCCAACCTGCTCATGTCGAATGCGCCAAACGCATTCGGAGCGTTCATGGAGAAGTTCTCCACGCTCACAGAGTCATATTGGTTCTACAACAAGACAGTCGAGCTGAGATTCAATGTCTCGGATCACAAGTACTACCGAGTCATGGAGCTTGGCAATCTTGTCGAGCAACTAGGGGTCACCAACACAGTCCACATCATTGATCGCTCAGTGGCGCTTACCCCGTGGGCAGCAAAGAAGTGCGCGGAGAAAATCATACGCACGATTCCTCTATCAACTACTGATCCACTGATGCTCGCTACAATCAGTTTGGCTGAGTTTACCAAGCTGGTGATGGAAGCCAAAAACGCGCATAAAGAGATCCTAGTAGAAGCTGGGGACATTGGCCATCTTGCCCATAAGTGCCTCGAAGAGTCGATTCAACACGCGCTGGATCATGACCCTGAACATATTGTACGTGTGCTGAAGAACATGCCCGAGGACGTGAAAGCTTGTGCTTGCGCTGTTGCGGCATTCGACTGGATGAGTCGTCACAACGTGCGCTGGATCAAGACTGAAACGAAGATCTATAGCAAGGAATACGAATACGCAGGCACCTTGGACGGACTTGCAATTTGCGATTCTTGCTCAGATCCTAGCTGCTGCGCGAAGCCTTTCAAGAATCACAGGTCGTTGATCGACTGGAAATCCAGCAACTATTTGTACATCGAGTACCTCTTCCAGACCGCCGCGTATCAAGGTGCTGAAGTTGAGGAATTTTCGATTCCAATAGATGATCGTTGGATTCTGCGTCTGGGTAAGAACGAAGAGGAAGCTGGGAAATTCGAGCCCTGGTACCTGGGCCCCGAGACCTATGCTGAAGACTTCGCCGGATTCCTCGCATGCCTCAGGCTCACCAAGTTGGTGAAATCTGTGGATGAGCGCATGAAGGAATGGAAGGCACTCATACGCGAGTCCAAGAAGAAACAACGGGCCGAGCAGAAAGAGATCGAGAAGATGCGTGCGAAGGTGGAGCGCGAAGCTGAGAAAGCCAAGCTGAAGCTGGAGCGCGCTGCCGAGAAGGAGAGAATTAAAATGGAAGCCAAAGCCAACAGAGAAGCTTTGAAGCTAAGAAAAATTCCGATGGAGGAAACATGAAAGAAGTCTGGAAAGTCATTGAAGACTTCGATGCTTATGCTGTAAGCAATCTTGGTAGAGTGAAGCGTATCAAGAAAAGTGCAGGAGCACTAGTTGGAAGAATATTACGCTCTTCTCTGGATGGTTGGGGATATGCTAAAGTCACACTAGTGAGGCACACAAAAAAGTACACAAAAAAAATACACTTGTTAGTAGCCACAGCATTTATTCCCAATCCTTTAGGTTTACGCGAGGTTAATCACAAAGGCATCAAGAGTGATAATCGAGCATGTCGTCTTGTACGCGTATCAACCAAAGAGCATGCAGCAGACATTGCTCGAAGAGGTCAACGTGGAGATGGTGTATTCTTTGATAAACAGAGAAAACTTTACCGTGCTACTGTGCCTGATCCAGCACGGCCCCAACACAAAATTTATTTAGGATACTTCACCTCTAAGAAAGCTGCCTTGGCTGCACGCAAGGAGGCTTTTGCATGATGGTAGCTGAGGTCATCCACACCCTCTTGGAGTTGGATCAGAAGTCCGATATCCTGTTCGTAAAGATCAAGAATTCACCCTACATCTATGTGAGTGCCAAACTGCCTGATGGGCAGGGCGTGCTCGCGGAGATGCCAACCGGAGTTGACAAATCACAAGGAGCTGACAAAGATGAGTGAGGAATTGGTACAAATCAGCGGCAATCAAGCGCTGGCGCAAGGTGGTGTTGGATTCGGAGCAGGCATCTTCAGAGCCCGCCCCATGATGATCGAGCTGGTGCAGAAGTCTTCACGAGCTGAGAACGTGGTGTACGGAGACTTCCGTATCGTTTCGACTAACCAGCACCTGGGACGCGTGATCCGCGTGGTCCTGCTCGCTGTTCCGCAGGAGCAGCGCGAGTGGTTCAAAGACAAGAACGTGTTCTGCAAGGACAACAAGAAGTGCTTCTCGCTCGATGGCATTCAACCGCACCCGCGTGCTCTGGAGCCCCCGGTGCCGTTCTGCAAGACGTGCCCAAAGGGAGATATCAACTGGGAGACGTGGCGCAAGACGAAGAACCCGAATGATCTGCCGCCATGCGGAGCGTATTGGAACCTGCTGGTGGCCGACCGTCAGACGCAGCGCCCATATTACTTGAACTGCAAAGGTAAGAGCTACAAGCCGTTCAAGGATGCGATGGAACAGCAGATGTATGGCCTGATGCAGGACATCTTCGCCAATGTGCGCCAGATCAACAAGACGCGTGGCTACACTTACAACAAGGTGCAGAACCGCTTCGTTGACATCCCAGGCTTCGTATTGCCCGAGGGGACTGTGAAGCTCGCGCCGGAACCGCTGCCGAATATTTTCGACATCAGTTTCGATATAACATCCAACAATGTGAACTCGACTGCTGGCTCCTCATTCGTGATGAGCTTCAACAAGTTCGCAATGATGAGTCCTGAGAACAAAGCCGAGTTTGGCCAGCTGTACCTCGACATCATCGAAAACAAGGTGGCCATCGACTCCAGCGCAGCTGTTGCTGCAGCTGAAGCGGCTGAGTCTGAGGAAGCTGTTGCGGAAACACCAGCAACTGTCAAGTCAGAGATTTTGCCACCGACTACACCAATCTCGATTTAACAACCCAAAGGAGAAAAAGCATGAGGCTACGCGTAGCAGGAAATGACGATGAGCAGGTCATAGTCAGCGTGGATATCAAAGGCAAAGACGAATGGCAACTCATCACTTTCCGTATTGAAGACGACAAACTCGTATTCGCTCGTAACGGTGGGATAGATGACGACATAATTTCCACAGACGTAGATGGAAACATCGTGGAGGTGGACGAATAAATGTCCCTAGTCGCACATTTGGCTAGGTGGTGGAGGGTGCATAGCGAATGCCGTGCGCCCCTAGGTATTCCGTAGCAATACGGAGAAACACGCGTAGAAGGTTGGCATCAACATGGCGTCACCCCGGTTCGATTCCGGGCATCTCCACCAAGACGGCTTCCGAATAGTGAGCCGTGTTGGGGGATGAACAGGCTTCGAACGGCATGTATGCTGTTGCAACTTGCGCGTCGTGCTGACGTGGCACACGTACTCTAGACACGTAACAAACAACCGCGACTGAAAAGCCGATGGTCATGGCAGCTGCCTGCGGGCGCTAGCCATAGGATGGGGAGCCCGCAAGGGCTCTCCTACCGATTTCTAGAGGTTGGGCAGATACAGTGCCGTGCTCACACGACGATACTACTGAGACTGAACAGGGTGACTTGATCACCGGCGTTGACTCAGACAGGCACAGCAGCGGGGGAGGGCCGATTATAAGGCTTGCGTCCCCCGCTTCATTTCATTTTGGAGGAAGAAATGGTCAAAGCTGACCCCGAGGAACAAGCCCTGTCTACGCGCATGCTTGCTTGGTTCGCTGAACTGAGCAAGCGCGCCGAGGCTGTGCTATTCAAGCCCCTTGAACCACTCACCGACCGCGAAAGGAAGATGCTGGGTATCCTCCATGAGTCTCTTCGATGAACAGAATATGTGCTGCATCTACGGATGCCACTTTCTAGCGAGCCACACAGACGGGCGCGGCAACAAGTTCTGTGAGGATCATTGGAAGGAGAAGTTGCTGGAGGAACCGGAGTGCGAGAAGGGGTGCGATGGTTGCGCTGCCTGCACTCCACCCCCTAGATGTGCGATCCCGCATTGCATCAACCCGGGACCTTTCGTTATGGACATGGGAGGTCTTTACTTCTGCCCAAAGCACCTCTGGAAGTCGAATAGGCCAGGAGACAGTCTCAATCATCCACAGCAGGCGCAGTGGACTGCTGAGGATGAGCTGCGCGCCCACGGCATGGGCATCACAATCAAGGAGGAGAAGAAATGAAGGAGATCCAACTTACTAAGGGCTACATAGCTTTAGTAGACGACTCAGATTACGAGCGTGTAGCCCGCCGTGAGTGGTGTGCAAAAGAAAAATTTCGCAATGAAGTTATCGTAGGTGTATACGCTCAACGAGGTTGGCGTGTGGAAGGTAAAACTAAAAGCCAATCCTTACACCGCTTCATTATGAATGTCACTGATCCTGCGATACAAGTTGACCATGAGGATCACGATGGTCTGAATTGTCAAAAGTACAACTTGCGAGTATCTACGCCTCAGCAAAATGCAAGTAACGCGCTTTTAACGCGGGCCAACACTTCCGGTTTCAAAGGTGTTTCATGGAATAAAGATAGAGAAAAGTGGCGTGCATATATCCACGTAAACAACGGAAGGTTTCATCTTGGATACTTCACAGATCCGCTCGAAGCGGCTTGTGCATATGATATGGCTGCTGTGCAGCATTTCGGTGAGTTCGCTCATTGCAACTTCGCTCGCCTCTAAAGGAGATGTATGGACCCACTGAACGTACCAGCAATCCATGGGGAGCAAGTAGCAGGCCAAGAAGCCTCAATACGCCGGGATTTGCTGCGCTTGACCACGGACATCAATGTCCACACCTTTGATGTCGCTGAACTCTTGTTCCACGTCCATGAGAGCAGACTTTACCTCAAGTGGAACTTTGAGAAATTTGCAGACTACGCAGAACAAGAGCTTGGGTTGAAAGTCAGAAAAGCCGAGTATTTGAGCCGAATTGTTCGAGTGATGAACACTTGTGGTATCAAACGCTCTGATTACGAGCCTGCGGGGGTCACTAAGTTGCGCCAAATCACTACCCTGAATCCCGAGGAAAATTTCTTCAATGCCATAGAGAAAACGCACACACCCATGGTAGAACTCATCACAAACCTTGTGGCAGAAGCCCCTGAACTTTCTGCCTTGGAAGTAGAAGCTGAAGTTGCGAGACTCAAAGGACAAACCGGCGAGAACGCCATGGTTCTGCGCAACTACAAAGTGACCCTATCAGCCTGGGAGAACGTCATCACGCGTTGCTATGAATCTGTGCGCATGAAGCTGGGCAGTGCAGGCCGGGATGGAACAGGCGCAGCAGTCGATTACTCCGATGGCAAAGTCATCGAAACACTCTGCGCTGAGTGGAATGCAGACCCCAGGAACTTCTTGGAAGAAACGGATGAAAGCCACGCACAAATCGAGATCCCCACGGAGGACAAGATATGAGAACACCAACACCGGAAGAGCTGGATGAGATTGCAGGTTGTTTCTCGTCCATAGGTTTCAGGATCAATTACCCGCATGCCCTACGCCTGGGAAAGCTAGGTACTGCCAAGGAAGTCAGAGCAGCCTTGGCGAAGACTACCGACCTTGACAAAGCGATGGGCAGCGCTGCATTAGTCGCGGCCACAGAGAAGATCCTAGTTACACCCAAGGAGGAGAGCAAATGAATGAAGTGCCAGCAGTAAAGCACGGGATGAAAGCGAAGAGTATCAAAGGTCGCATCCATCGTAAGATCAATCTCTGGTTGGACAGTGTTGAAGACCTAACGCTACGAGAAAAGCTCAAGACAGGGGTGATTGTCACTGGAGGTTCCATTGCTTCCATGCTACTTGGTGAAGAGGTCAATGATTTCGATGTCTATCTTCGCAATCATGACCTAGCCAAGTCTGTAGCCGAGTATTACCTGAGTAAATTTGAGCAACACCACAAGAGCAAAGGAATACCTACACCAATGAAGGTGTATGACGATGGCGTGCGTGTGAAAATTGTAGTTAAATCAGCAGGCATAGCAAGTAAAGAGGGCACAGAAAAGCCTTATCAGTATTTCGAAGGACAACCCGATGAAAGCGCTGCTGTATATGTTGGTGAAGTGCTTAATGATCCTGCTCAAATAGAAGACACTTATCAAGAAATTGAGCAGACAGTACTTAGCCAAGAAGAAAAAAATGAGAAGTATATTCCGAGGTTTTTAACAAGCAATGCCATTACGCTGAGTGGAAAAATTCAAATCATCCTTCGCTTCTATGGAGAGCCTGATGAGATCCATGGCAATTACGACTTCGTACACTGCACCAACTTTTGGTCGAGCTGGGATAACAACCTTGTTCTACGGCCTAGAGCCTTGGAGGCCTTACTCTCCAAAGAACTACGTTATATAGGCAGCAAATACCCCATATGCTCAGTCGTACGTTTGAGAAAATTCATTGAGCGTGGATGGCGAGTCAATGCAGGACAGATCCTGAAGATGGCTATGCAGATCAGCAAACTTGATCTAACAAACATTTCTGTGCTGGAAGATCAATTGACTGGCGTGGACACAGCTTATTTTATTCAACTTCTGGATCGTTTGAAGGAGAAAGATCCTGAGAAGGTTGATGCTGCCTATCTCGTAGAAATCATTGATAGGATCTTTTGATGAAGAGTATTGAGGAGCGCATAGAAGACATGACCTTGGACTTGAGGCAGCAATTCTTTTCTAATCACATGTATGGGCCTCACATTCTTGCGCGGGCTGAGCTTTTAACGGAGACAGCCCTCAAGGCTGGTATGAGATTAAAGGAGGAAGGTAATGTTCGAGGAGAAGAAACCTCTGGAATGGATATTCCAAAAAAAGCATAGTACGCACTTCGGACGCTACAAGAATCACAACAAGTACGGTCCTGCTACGAATACCGCAGCAAATGCAGAACGGGAAGAAGAGTTAAAAGCGTCTGTAGAGAAGAATGACGCTCTTTTACCTAAGCTCCATGAAGTTACAAATACAGGTCTACGAGCACATGTTTCAGCAGAGCACATAACAAAGGAGAATCAATGAACTTGCTTCGCACAATGGTAGCTATCCTGCTCACTTCCACACTGATTTGGGCCTGTGATCCGCCCACACCTCCTAAGCCATCCCCACCAGTAGATCCGCCCACGACGGTTACTAACACGCAGTCTCAGAATCAAGCACAAAACCAGAAGCAAGGGCAAACGCAGACCGCAAATGGAGGCTCCGCATCCTCCACATCTAATGCTACTGGTGGAAACAGTTCTGTTAAAGGATCAGGAAACTCTTCGGTGAGCAACAGTACGTATGTAGCAGCCCCTAAGATTCCAGTGTCCACAGCTGTGGCTCCTCCCGTATTGCCTACGGTGCCTTGTTTTAAGGGTGCTGGTGGGGCGCTGCAGATGGGAATGGTTGGAGGCGCATTCGGTGGCGGCAAGGTCGATTCAGGCTGCGATGATAGAGAATTAGCACGGGCTTTCTCTGGCCCACAGACAATTGCCTCATGTAAGATCCTGATCGCTACCAAAAAGGCGAAGAAGGCCGGTGTTACAATGGAGGACTGCATGGGACCTAAACCAGAACCCATAGCTGCCCCTGCAATCGAAGATACCCCGGCACCTACATTGGCTACTCCTATTAGTGTTGTGGTTCCTGTCACAATCATCTCACCACCTGAAAAGACAGCAGTAAAAATACACAAAGCAGCGCCTAAGAAGAAAGTAGTTATCAAGAAAACTTGTGTAACTCAAAATTGGGAAGTTACATTCTGTAAATATGAGAAGTAGCCTATGAGCCTCCGTATAGAACAGGAAGAGTACAAGAAACTCTGTAAACAAGTGTTGGAAAGAGATGGTTATAAATGTCGCAATCCACGATGCCGTCTCAGAAACAACCTTTCCGTTCACCATATTATTTACCGCTCTGAACTTGGTGAAGACGCTTCTTACAACCTCTGTGCCCTATGCGTAGACTGTCACTCAGCAGTACATAACTACAAACTTTACATTGCGTGCGCCCCCGGGAATTTCGTAGGTACCGGGGGTGGTGCTGATGGCAAGTTGGTGTTCACGTATGAATGACCTAGGGATAGACTTGAAAGGCAAGACTGTGATCGTTAGGAACCCCCTGAGTGGAAAGAAATACAGTGTCAAGGAACGCACTTTCCGCATCACAGGGGGTTCCGGTTGTAATCCCGCTCCCGAGTGGTCTCGCAAACTTACTGGAAAATGGGCAGACGGCACTGCAGATACAATCAATTCATTCGATATTGAATCCGTGAAAGGAGATTGACATGTGGATAAGGACCCTAGCGCTGAGCATTGCCCTCCTTTGTACTCAGGCCAGCGCTAGGGCCCATAGGGGACCGTCCGTGTGGTGCAAAAATTTTCCGGCCACCCAAGATTCTGTGCTTTTGGAGAATCAAGCTGGGGATGCCATGGGTGCCCCTAGGTATTTTACGCAAGAGCAGGTAGACGAGGCTGTATATGCAGGAAAACTCTCAGCTTTGTATGATCACAATTACTATCGAGTATCCCCGAAGTTGCCTGTGGAACGCAGGTACGCCCTGCCTGCCACAGTAAGCTTTGTGGAGCAATTGTCTCAAGAATTCTATGCCCAGTTTAGAATGTATCTACTGATCGACAGCGCGATACGTCCTGCTAACGTACAGCGTAGGCTCATACGTTGGAACCACTCTGCCGCACCTTGGGATGGGCCTAGGGCTAGTAGTCACCTTCGTGGCACGACAGTAGATTTCTCCAAGCATTTGACCAAAGCACAGTACCGTTGGTTAGTGATCAAGCTGATGTATTACCGAGCAATCGGACGCGTCCTTGTCATAGAAGAGAAGGCATGCCTGCACGTATTTGTGAAAGGAGATTATGGAAATTACTAGATTTGGGTGGTGGGATGTATTCAATGAAGTGCTCTACACCAAAGAAGCTGACGCTATTCTGGCTGCAAATGGAGGTAATGAAGTGTTTCCTGTATACAGATTAAAAGACGAGGAGGAAACGTGGAGATCCCAGAGCTCACCGAGCGACAACTGAATCTCATCGTGGGGGCCTGCCAAGATATTGAGATGAATGTGTTCTGCCAATGCAACGTACTCCCAACGGATGACTTCGGCATAGCTTGCAAGACCATCGAGGCTGCAGCTGATGTTGAAGCCTTGATCGTACTCAAGTTGGTCAAAGAGATCACTGAGGAGAACAAGGAAAAAGTCGAAGAGCAGAATATTCAGACAGGGCGCATCTGGCGAGTGTATACGGTGACCCCGTTGGGTAGGGCACTCTTTCAAGCCCAGTGCAGCCCAGCAGTTCAGTAGGAGGAGCATGACTCAAACTATACCCGAGAACTTGCAACACAGCCGAGCTGTTCAATTTGTAACTGCACAGGGATGGAATTGGCGTACTGGTTCTGGAGATCAAATACAAATTGAAATTTGTCCCTACTGTAAAAAATCGGACTTCAAATTCTTCATGGGCACAGGGGACCCTAACGACCCACGCAATACACGCGATGGTTTACATAAGTGTTTCCACAGCTCTTGTGATCGACAAGGGAATTTAAGGACCTTAGCCGAGCATTTAGGTCTACGGATACCGGGAGTAGATAGTAGAAAAGAGTGGGCAGGTAACGGAGAGCATAAACCAGACGCATTACCGGATACTGAAGCTTGTCATCAGGCTCTGTTGGGTGACCCCGAGGCCATGGACTACCTTTTGAACGTGAGAGGCTTCACGAGAGAGATTATAGACCAACAAAAACTTGGTCTAAAGGAGAAAATTTGGTTTCATGAAGCAGGAGAAAGCAAGGCGCTCGTCATTCCCTATCTCGTCGGTGGTAATATCGTGTTTGCAAAGTACCGCACACTCCCTCCAAAGCCAAAGGATTTTATTACACCATCTGGTTGGGAAGCCCCTCTCTACAACGGTGAAATCCTTGTTGAAGGAATCAACGAAGTACTCTTTGTTGAAGGGGAAGCGGACGCCCTCAGCTGTCTCTCACACGGTGTCTCATACGTAGTTGGGGTACCCGGAGCAAATGTCAAGAAAGCTTTGTGGATAGACGCTCTTGATAAGGTTGCGCCTAAGAAGATCTACATCTTGTACGATGCGGACAAAGCAGGAAGGAAGGGAGCACAGGAATTAGCATCACGCATTGGTATTGAGAAATGCTACAAGATTACTCTGCCTCTATTCAACGTAACTGTGGACAGCGTAACGCGGCCTGGAAAAGACATCAACGACTGGTTCCGCTATGGGGAAGGGACGTTAGAGAAGTTTGAAGAGCTAAAGAAACAGGCAAGCTTGTTCGATATCACAGGCGTCACATCCTCCGTAGATGCGCTCACGCAGTTGGAGAACGAACTCAACGGGAAGACAGATCTTGCACCTACGTACGTTTTTCCCTGGCCAGAGTTGAACAAGCTGATTGGTATGGAGAAAGGAGATGTGCTAGATATTGTTGCCCCAGAAAAAGTGGGGAAGACAACCTTTGGCCTTAACATTCTTGACCATATGGTGTCTCAGTATGGTGAGAATGGACTTCTGGTCTGCTTGGAAATGACTCAGGCCCGCCTTGCTAAGAAGTGGGTTTCATTGGTAACGGGATTTGAAGATGTCATGACTGAGCCCGGTACTGAACCGGCCAAACAAAAATTAGCAGAATTGAAAGCGGCGTGCGTAACTGCACGTTCTATTCAACAAGAGCGTGCAGCAGATTTGTACTTCGCATACCCTCAGCTCGTAAGTGAACCTGAGGATATTTTCAAACTGATGCGAGATTGCATTCGACGCTATGGTGTTGAGTGGATCATGTTTGACAATCTACAACGCCTTTGTGACGACACTTTGAAGAACCAAGGTCATCGTACGGTGCAGCTGTCTCAGATCAGTAAAGGGCTTGCTAAGTTGACCAAAGACTACAACATAAAAATGATTCGCATTCTGCAGCCCAAACGCATTGAAAAGGGGGCAACCATATCTACGAATGATGTTGATGGATCATCACAAGTGGCTAAGGATTGTGATGGTATGATCACTATGTGGCGTAGAGTTGTTGGGGAACTAAAAAAGAGTGAATGGGAAACTGAGCAGGAAGGTTTTACAGAATCCTTAGAGTCATTCGACCCTATCACTAAAATAACTGTGGGTCTTTCTCGGTATTCAGCTGGGGGCACTACTAAGTTATTGTTTGACGGCGCACGTAGTCAAGTACGCTCGATCCCCAACGAGCAGAAGGCTGGCATGAAGCAGAACGTAGAATATAACAAGGTGATACCCCTTGAAGGAGGAGGCAGTGTCAAGGTTATCCCCACAGAAGATGTGGCTGCACCCAAAATCACAACGGAGGAGGCAATCACAATATGACAAAGGTCTGGGCACCTGTACGAACCACCATTGACGTTGGCGAGGACGGTGATATCCTCGCACCTTTGAAGCGGGTACAAAATCAGTACCTGAACACAGGTGCGCGCCACGAAGCTGCTGGTCATCCTGAGCGGGCCGAGTATTACCAAGAACAAGCCATGAATATAGAAAGGCTAATTAAGCAATGAAGACAAAAATCCATCGAGGCCCCTTGGCCAACTGTCAAATATGCATGGCTAAGGTTGCTGCACAAGACCCAGAATACGCTAGGAACTTTTCTAAGATCGCGCAAGCCGCAGCAAAACTAAAGCAGAAGAGGAGCAAACGATGAATGAACACCTGCAGCACAACGAAGCAACCGCAGGGGATGCTGTGCTTGCTTTCTGTAAACAGCACTTAAACAATACATTCACTGCGGACGAGCTTCGCTTATATGTGGCTGAACACATCACAGGCACAGTATCCCCGAGCACTGCGGATCGTGTATTGCGCAACCTCCGCATCAAGGGACAGGTAGAATATGTTGTTTTAAATAGGGGCAAGAGCTTGTACAAGGTAACAGCAGTTGAGCAATGGGTTGTAGAGGTACAGATTAAGGACCTAAGCCAAGGTTGGGTCTGGATACCCAGCGGAAATCGAGGCTTGCATGGTGTAGTGTTTCCATCTGAAGAAAAAGCCAACAAAGCCATAGAAATGTATGGCAGCGAACCCATAGTCTATCGGGCGGTGAGGAAGTAGCACGAGAACTTCCTCAGCAAAGGCCAAGGGACGCCTTCTCCAACAGAAGGTGCGGGATGCCCTACGCATAGCAGGGGCATCCCATGGGCTTGTAGATGGTGACATTGAATCCCGGGGGATGGGGCAAAACGGAGTTGATGTGATCCTCTCCCCTGCTGCACAGAAGGTGTTTAATCTGTTGATAGAATGCAAGCAGGTAGAAAAGCTGAACGTGGTAGGGGTTTTCTACGAACATTTTGCAAAATACGCGGACAAACCTGGGTTAAAGCTGTTGATACATGGCCGAAACAGAACTGAACCAATGGTTACACTGAAATTTGAAGACTTCATGAAACTCCTTGTGAATCAGAAAGAGGTACGATGAATGACATCAGACTTGAGCTATTGCGCTCGGAAGAGGTTTTCGCCAACGTTTTAGCGCTTTATTATAGCTTAAAAAGTAATCCTTCTCTTAGTCTTAAAAATGTTGACGCTACAGACTTCTTGTGCGATGTAGAAATCAAAGCACGGCGTACGTTGACTCCTTTGCAATACCAAATGTTCCTACGTATGGCTGAAGATGGAAGCTATGACGCTCTACCTACCAACTTCAAGCAAGAGCTTGGAAAGGTTTTCCTGAAGAACAATCTTGGAGTGGGAGGGCATTACCGCGTTCTCTATTTCAAAGCCAAGAACCAACGGCTTCATGAATCTATTGTACAAGATCGCCCATCATTTCCTGAGGAAATAAACGCGGAGGATATACTTTCATGAGTGACCTAGACAGCGCAGATTTAGGCGCAGGCAAACCTGTGCAGACCGAGCACAAACCTACTGAGCGAGAAGTCCGCGCATGGCGTGCGGCCAACTTCACAGTGAAGCACCCCATCGTCAAAGCCTGTGGTCACCGCATTGATCTACGTCATGCACCTCGACATGCCAACTGCAAGCACTGCTGGCAAGCGCTCTTCGAGGTGGGCTTCAACGCGCAGGAGATGGAACGTCTGCACAATCTTCTCATGAATGCAGGATCGAAATTCGTAGTGAAGCTCTATGGCAAGAAGTTCCTACAAGCCTTCGGCGCATGGTTGAAGGAGAAGCTGTTACGACAAGCAAGCCCTGAGACGCAAGCTGCATCCGGCCTTGAGCCTGTGCAGACCATAGAAGGTGGAACGCTTGACATCAAAGCTGAGCAGGAGGTGATCAGTGGCCTTCGGTAAGAAGAAAGAAGAGCAGAAGGAACCGAAAGTGGTGGTCGCCGCTCCGACTACCGACTTACAGAAGTTCGCACAGCTGTTCTCACTCTCCAAGGAGATCGACAAGAAGTACGAGACAACTAACTCGATCATACGCCTTGGAGCCAAGAACATCGTGGCTCTCCCCAGCATACCGGCCAATCTCCCCACGTTCGATCAGTACGTATTGGGGTGTGGAGGTATCCCGCGTGGACGCATAGTCGAGATCTTCGGCCCTGAGTCTGCCGGGAAGACAACTTTCACATTGTGGCTCATAGGCCAGGAGCAAAAGGCCGGTGGTATATGCGCTTTCATTGACGCAGCCCATGCGCTTGACACAGCTTACGCCAGGAACCTCGGGGTCAACATTGACAATCTGTTGATCAGTCAGCCGGACCATGGTGATCAGGCCTTGGACATCGTACGTGAGCTGGTGAAGTCGCAGTGCGTGAGCTTGATTGTGGTGGATGACGTTGCGTCCCTCACCCCTGAAGCTGAACTGCTTGGAGAGATGGGTGACAATCACGTAGGCCTCCAGGCCCGCATGATGTCTCAAGCGATGCGTATCCTCACAGCTGATGCTGCCAAGTATAAGGTCACGATCATCTTCATCAATCAGATCCGCGAGAAGATCGGGGTCATGTTTGGCAACCCGGAGACCACCCCAGGGGGCCGCGCCCTCAAGCACTACGCGAGCGTACGTCTTGATGTGCGCCGACAGGAAGTGATCAAGGACGGTGACCGAATCCTCGGGCATCATGTCAGACTCAAAGCCGTGAAGAACAAGGTGGGCACTCCGCTGCTGGAAACTGTAGTGGATCTCTACTACCCGGATTCAGGCCGAGATCCTGGCTTTGACACCATCAGCGATCTCATCACGTATGCTACTAAGCGTGGCTTGTTCAAAATGGATGGACTGTGGTACATGATGGATTTAGGAAACGTCGATCCCGAAACCAAGAAGCCCATCGGTGTTGAGCAAATTGCCTATGGCCTACCAAAGTTGAAAGCTCGTCTGCACGATGACGAGAAAGCAATTGCCAAAGTTCGTCAGATGGTGACGAACCTAGTCAAGGCAGATCATGAGGTGAAAATCTGATGGACAACCCGGCAAGTGTGTTTCAGGAGTGGCTTGAGACCATTTCGTGGAAGCAGCAGACCGTCATCATCACTGGTCTACGCGGCTGCGATGGCCTTTCGAAATACGATCCAAGCAAGCACATCTCTCGCTCAATTCGTATGGCGTCACTGAAGAATGCTGACACTACGACAACATACATGAAGCATGATTTGTTCGCGGAGCTTCTTGAATCCGCTACCAAGTTCATTGCTGACCTGGACAAGTACCCCTTACACTTCGTTCTGCACATGGCGCATGCCTGTGAGATTTTGGGGTACAAACACCCTGACCAGAAGACACGCGAGACATTCAACGCAGTGTACAACCAGATCGTGTGGGCAATGCACCTTCGCCCTGAGCCCAAAGAAAGCATGGATCACAGGCTTTCGGACAAGAAGGAGGAAAAGCATGAAGTCGAAGTCGGTGTACCTAGCGGCAGCGTTTCATCGTAAGGAAGAAATGAAAGATATCTCGCTCAAGATTGCCGCCTTGGGCGTGGAGATTACATCACGTTGGCTCGATGAAGAACCTGCCCCAGCGGGACCCATAAAGTTGAAAAGGTTCCTGCTGGATACAGCAGACATGGATGCCGCTGACGTGAAGAGGGCGCATACGTTGATCCGTTTCTCCGATGATCTCTCGACACCTACTGTGCCTAGCGGGTGGTGTACGGCTGCACGCATGGAGGAGACCGGCATGGCCCATGCTTGGGGAAAGCAGATCATCATTGTTGGTGGGATACAAAGTCTGTTCGACCGTTTCCCCCAGCGTGTGCATGTGAAAGATGTAGACGCCCTCCTGGCCTACATCAAAAAAGGAGGTTTGAAATGAGTAGTTCAAATCCAGCTGATCCCAGTCTGAAGGTAGTCAAAGACCTGTTCCCATCGGATGCAGCTGAGCGCAAGAAGATCCCTGTTGGCACAGGAGTGCTCGATTATTTTTCAGCTGCATTGCTCGAAGTTGCCAAGGTGTCCTACCTGGGAAACGAGCAGCACAACCCTGGTCAGCCGCTGCATTGGAATCGCAGTAAGTCAAGTGACGAATGGGATACGGTGATTCGCCACGGGATGGAACGTGGGAAGTTCGACACAGATGGCGCACGCCACTCAGCCAAGATGGCATGGCGCGCACTGGCAATCCTTCAGAAAGAGATGGAGGAAGCTGGGGCTCCGCTTTCACGAGGGTCCAAGCTGTAGCTTTTACAAATCTGCACCACCAGGAGATCTCATGTATGCCGAATACGACGAACCAGAATTTACCTTCGCCTGCTACGACGGTAGCAACCCCATCGACCGGGAAATCTACCAAATCTTTATCAACATCTGGGAAAACGGGAAGGCATTCAGCGAGTACTGGAAAGCACTCCCGCTCTCAAAACCCGAAGTACAAAGGCAAGAAGCACGGCAAGAAGAATCGCAAGCCCTCCGCCGCACCCAAACAGCAAGGGCCCGTCAACGCGTACACCAGCGCGTGCTGCAGTCTGCCCGCGAGGAAGCCCAAGGCCTTTACCCCCATTGCGGGGAGTAAGGACAAGACCGGCCTGGGTCATTGGCGCTGCACAGGCTGTGGCAAGCCCTGCAAGGTCACGGTCAGCAATGTGGCTGCGGCTTTGGTTGAAGCTGTGAAGGCACTGGAAGCTCCCTCAGGTGGGTACTCCGCTGAGTCCATGAAGGTGCTGGCCGGGATGCCCCCTGCTACACCCACGGTAGTGATCACGGAGGTGCCGAGTGCTGGCTAAGATTCATTTGGAAACAGCCTGTGGATGCCATAAGAAGTTCTTATTACGTATCCACTATATCCCACAGTTATGGGCAGTGCCTATTCACAAGAATACTTTCCCTGTGCAAAATGAAGACCTCGTGGTCTCTAGCACAGACGTACGGTACTTCCGTTTGAAGAACAATGAGTTCATTTCAAAAATCAGGGTGAAGCTCTGGTATGAGGAGGTCGTACAATGAGTCTGAATTTGCAACGCTACCTTATTGGTGGCTTCCTAGCTGCAGCCTCTGGATTCAATCTCTACTGTTGGGAACACAGGCATCACGCTGTGTACGCGTTCTTTGGCATCCTGGCCGCGTCCATTGCCATGCCTATCCTCATCGAAGTTGCACGGGAGAAACTATGACTACAAAATATGTTGTGGGGTTTGCTTTTGATGAACAAGGTAAACATCTTCTACTAATTCGTAAGAATCGTCCTGCTTGGCAGCGAGGATTACTGAACGGTGTAGGTGGGCACATTGAAAATGAAAGCGAGCACGCAGCACAAACTAGAGAATTCAAGGAAGAGACAGGTATAGAAACATATGAATCCAACTGGAAAAAGTTTGCTATACTCTCAGGAAAAGACTATGAATTACATTGCTTCTCTTTGTTCTCCAATGAGATTACTTATGCTAAGGATATGACTGATGAGAAGCTGAATGTGTATAGTGTAAAAGATCTGCCCAAATTATCCACCATCCCAAACTTGCAGTGGCTTATACCTGCTGCACTTCATCAGCATTTTTGGTATCCAGAAATGGGAATTATACGAGAGGGGAATCATGAAACACAATGAATTGCTGACGTGTCTAATCGTGTTCCTCTTCGTACTTTCAATGCTGACCTTCGGGCACTGCACGACTACAAACAACCGCCCTAATTCCCTAGGGGTTAGCGAGGTTTACCAGAACCCCTACGCTTACCTACTTGCGGAGCCAATAGAAGTGACACTGCTAGACGGTAGCAAGTACACCAACGTACGCTTCTGGCCCTATGCCACACCTGCGCTCTATGAAGAGACGGTTCTTTTTTGTGGGGACCAGTCAGACTACTTCTCTCGTGAACCCATTATCCTCACGTATGAGAAGCAGGCACACAGCATGTACCAAGGCATTGCTTGCCACAAACTGGTAGGTGCCATCTCAATCACGGGGTTAGACAAAGATGAAGGAATCCACTAAAAGTACTCTGCGTACTGTGTTCGCCATACTGTCCTTCATAGTACAGCTTGTGGCGCTGCATGTCATCCTTAAGTACCACCCACACTGAGCCCGTCCGTGTGGTACAAAAATTTTGTGGAGGTATTTATGATCAACAACATCATAGACCAACTGGTGCGCGATGAAGGCATGCGTCTAACCGTCTATCACGATACCCGAGGCTTTGATACCGTTGGGGTCGGGCATAACCTGGATGCCAACCCTTTACCGGACGTAGTTTATCCTATTACCCAAGCACAAGCGTTGCAAATCCTCGGCAAGGATGTGGAACGCATCTCCACATTCCTACAGAGCAAGTTGCCTTGGATAGTCAACCTTGATGACGCCCGCCTAGGAGTTCTACAAAATATGAGCTTCAATCTCGGAGTTCCAGGGCTCTTGTCTTTCCACCATGACCTTGCAGATACTCAAGCCGGGAACTTTGAGAAGGCGGCTGCAGATATGAAGGCTTCTGCGTGGTACACAGAGGTTGGGGAGCGAGCTGAGCGTCTTGTGCAACAGATACTCACAGGAGAATGGCAATGAACCAACATGAGATTTGGTCTCTGATGACTCCAGCTGAAAAGTTGGTACAAAGAAAAACGGGTTTTTTCACTTGGAGTTGGATGAACATGTTTGTACGTGAAGAGATACGCCAATGTATGATAGATTTGGCCAATGAAGTTCTACGTTTGCGTAGACAGTTAAAGAAGCAGCTGAAAGTAAGAGTATGAACTTCGGTTCGTTCTTCGCTTGGTCTGGAGTAGCCCTGGCATCCCTAGCATCCATCGGATACTTCGTAGCAGGTGACATACGTCTCTGCCTCTATTACCTCTGTTGCGTTGCTATAACCATCGTTGTAATATGGAAGTGAGGAACCATGCCGGACTACACAGGTTTCATGGATGAGGTAGGACCTCGACAAAAGCATCTGATGGAGCTTTACGACGTATGGATGACTGGACTAAACATCCTTGAAACGTACGATAAAAGCACTGCTTTTTACACAGAACGGAAAGCAGAGCTGGAAGCTGCTATAAAGCTCCTCTACTTCTATATGAGCCAAGATTACGAGGAACCAAAATCCACATAAGGAGTTAATCCTCATGCGAAAGATTTTCATGTTGTTACTTTGGTTGCTGATGACCCCCTTGCTATGGGCGGGAGTATACCCAGTACGAATGCCGGAACAACCCCTCACGAAGGTTGAACGTCTTGCACATGCTATTGCGAAAGCTGAAGGCTTCTATGTGAAGGGATCAATTCCTAACAGATACCACAATGTGGGAGATATCAAGGCTGTGAAAGGCTTCAAATACG